AAAGAGCCATCGCGGTTATGAAAGATTGGAATCCTTTCGTAAGCGTAAAGTCAGTAATCGAGGTGGCCTAATGGATCGCCAACTACTAATCGACCTAGCTTTAGCTATCGCCGTATTTATCGGAGGGCTAATAATCGTTAGCCTCCCTAGCAAGAAGGGAAAAAAATAATGTATTCGAGTAGAAGTGAAATGAAAGAAGTTCTTTTAGAAAACTACCACGACCTAATTATTTCACCGACTGAAGAAGAAGACTTGGCGGATTTTGCCGATTCCTTTGTTCCTCTCACCGGATTCGAAGTAGTAAAGGACTGGTTACAGCTGCCGGATGAGCAAAAGGATAAATGGAAAGAACTAGGTTATGACGCGAATAAGAACGAGGGCGGCATTCTTCGTCTAATGCAAATGGATCTTATTTTCTATTACCTAGAGCAAACTAACTCAATTTGGGAAGAACTAAAGAAGGAGAGGGCAAAATGAAGCAGTTATTGGATGACGCTAAGAGGGAACTCCTCTCGAAGCTAGACCTCTTAGAGATGGCTAACTTTAGCCGGGGATTCGAGGAAGCCCTAAACGCGATCGAGGAGCTATCTAACGAAGCTCATAACAAAGGAAACCCGGCGCTCGCAGAAGCGCTTCGATGGGCAGTAAAGGAAGTATTAGGAGAGAACTATGAGACCAACAATTAGGGAAGTATTTCACGAAATCAAATACTGGATCGCGGATAAGTGCTTCAACTACGAGCTAGATGAGGCTTTTAGACACGGGATGCAGGAAGGAGCGCAATACGCGACTACCTGGATAACTATGCGCGCAGAGATAAATAAAGAGCGAATCAAGATGACTAAGACCCAGGTGGTCGGATACGAGAAGGCGCTCGAAGTTATTAGAGATGAGCGTAAAGAGATTAGCCTTAGAACAGGAGCTAAGTTCGGATGATGACAATTACAGTCTGGGAGCTAAAGCCCGGAACCTGCGTCCAATGTACGCAAGTAAAGAAGGAGTTCGATAAGCGCGGGATTATTTATAAAACCCGCCGCCTAGATAAATCTCAAAAGGCAGTCGAGCGATTCAAGGCGATGGGGTTACTAGCAGCTCCGATTATCGAGACCGATGATAGAAGGTGGTCTGGCTTCCGGCTAGATCGAATCAAATCGCTCGAATACCACCTAAAGTCCGAGAGAGCGCACGGAGTAAATGTTCCGCTGGAGCCACTAAAGCAAATCGCGGATGAGGTCGAAGAAGATGTCTGAGTACATACTTATTCTCACAGTAGTAAATACGCTACTTCTATCGCTAATACTTCTAAAAACTAAGGCAGGGGAAGATGAGTAACCAAGATTACGAGCGCGGAGTTAGAGATGAGCGCGAGCGAATTATCAGACACCTAGAAGCTACAAAACACTTCGGCTATCCGAACATTCAGGTAAGGCTGCTATTCGAAGAACTTAGATGGTTTATGGCAGGAGAAAGGAAAGATAATGAATAACAAGGAAATGAGCGACACGATTCACCGGGCTACGATGGTGGCCTATGAAGTCGGCAAGAAAGAAGGGGAAAGACACGCCCTAGAGCTAGTTCGAAAAGCCCTAGACTTGAACTCGACTTTCAACGATATAGGGCGCTATATCTACTTAGATGACTTCGAGGATGGGCTAAGGGAACTAAATGAGCAAGAGACTAAGGTGTCCTGAAAATGTCAAAATTGGAATCCAAAACTTTAGAATCGTCCAGCTCGGAAAGCAGCAAGATGCTCTCCTCTCCGATTCAAATTATGGTTACACACAAGATACCCGAAATATCATCGTCATTGACCGAGATCTTGAAGAGACAAAAAAGCGAGTCACGGTGTTTCACGAGCTACTTCACGCCTGCCGCTTTGTCTTTGATAACTCGCCGCCGGACAAGAAAAGCTCTTATGAAGAGTGGGAGCATCACTTCATTGGTGTTTGGGAGAATAGCCTCCTCCTCGTATTACAGCAGAACCCGGAGCTAACGGAATGGCTACTAGGAGAGAGCTAAGAGCCTTCGCAGACTTCAAGCAAGCTGCGGCCTTACTAAGAGACCGAAACTTAGTCTGGTCTTCCGACCTTGATGTAATTAGAGAAGACCTAGCCGAGTATCTAGAGAAAGCGCTTCTAGATAGCACTTGGCAAAACCCCACGCTTAGGCGAATAGTTCAGGCGCTTATTAGCGAGGAGAATGATCTAAGTTATGACTGAAATACCGAACAGCCCGGAAGATCTAATAGCGCGTTGGAGATTCGAAGATAACTTCCGCGAGACAGCTATCGAACTAATAACCTCCGGAGCGCACCTTGGAGGGCTAGCTCTAGCGCGGAACATACTCGCGACTCAAATCCTGAACGGAAATGAGCCGGTAAATCCGGAGCAACTAACTAAACTGGTAGCCGCAGTAAAAGATGAAATTAGAGAACAAGCTAGGAAGGGAATAGCAAATGCTGGAGGGCTTGGAACCGATTAGGCAGGTTCGTTGCAAAGTAAAGAACACCGCCGAACAACTCGCGGAGAAGGATTCGAAAATCTTTCTTAGCGCAATAGAAGATACGGAGAAGTGGTCGGATAAAGGCCTCTCCGTTGCTTTATCCGGTAAAGGGGTAAAGATCTCAAATGAAGCGATAGGGAGGCACAGGCGGCAGCTTTGCGCCTGTTACCGATAATGCTAGAGAATCTAACTCCCGCGCCTAAAGTAACCGCGCAACCGAACTTCCGCCCCGGAATAGAGTTCGATGGAACGCTAGGAACAGCGACTACCCCGGGCTATACAAAAGAACCGGAAAACTTCGATGAGTTCTTAGTATCCGCCGGATTCGATCCGGAGACTATCGAGGTTATTCCTCCGATTAGAACCTCTAGATGGCAACAGCGAGAGGATGGCGAGTGGCTAACTTCTTACCGATTCTCTTTCCGGAGAAAGACCGCCTCGATTGACCTTCCGCTTCTTTTACAAGAGGGCAGGAAGAAAATAAAGCTAAAACCGATTACCCCCGAGCCGAAAGCCTTAGTGATTCTTTGGTCTGACCTACAAGTCGGAAAGGTGGATTATCGGGGTAACTCGCAGAGTCTCATCGAGCGAGTAGCTCTAATGCAACAGCGCCTTGTTGAACTAATAAAGAAAGAAAAGCCGGAGCGTTGTCTTTTCATAGATTTGGGGGATACTGTCGAAAATTTCAGTAACGCCGCACCGATGAATCAGCTACAAAGCAACGACCTGTCGATTATGGAGCAGGTGGATCTTGCTACGACTTTTGCTTGGCAAACTCTAAAGATGCTTTACGAGCTAGTGCCGAACATAACTTATGCCTCGGTTGGATCCAATCACTGCCAATGGAGGGTTGGTCGAGAAGCTATCGGAAAGGCAACCGATGACTGGGGAGTCTTTATCGGCAGGCAGCTAGCAAGACTTAGCAACGAGGCAGGGTTGAAGATAAAATTCCTCGAACCTCAGCCGCACGATGAATCTCTAGCGGTCGATGTATTCGGTGACGGATTCCACATACTAGGAATAGCCCACGGACACCAGGCTAAGAGGCCGGAGATGATGGCTACCTGGTGGAGACAGCAAGCCTTCGGAAGACAACCGGTCGCGGATGCCTCGATCCTTGTACACGGCCATTGGCACCATCTAAGAGTTACGGAACTCGGATCGACCCCGAGGGGAACTTCCCGCTTTCTTATAATGGCTCCTACGATGGACAACGGCTCGGGATGGTGGAGGCGAACAACCGGAGAAGATAGCATCCCCGGACTCGCGGTCTTTACCTTAGAAAAGGGAATCGACTTTACCGGAACAGTTAGGAAGCTCTAGTGCCGACCTACGAATTTAGATGCGAGACCTGTGAGGAAAGACAATTCATAACCGCAGGGATAAAAGAAGAACTAAATCCTCGATGCACCCGATGCGATAAGAAACTCCTAAAGGTCTTTAGCTCGCCTCCTATCCGCTTTCTAGGCACAGGATGGGCTAGTAAGGATAAGAAATGAAAGGCACTAATACTTACGCGGAGAGAAACTCTATCCCTAATAACCAGGGAGAGGATATCTTCCTAGAGTGGTGCCACGAGAAAGGCCTAAATGTTCGCCGCCTTGGATTCGATGAGAAGAATACCCCGGTCGAGCGCTTCTATGATCTTCCTTACTTTCTCCGTAACCTACCGGACTTCTTAGTAATGAATAGCAGGAAGACCACGCTCGTAAATGTAAAAGGCTCACTAAACCTAAAGGAGCAGGAATACGAGAACCTCGACAAGATTCGGGAGTTGTTCGAGACGGAGAGGGTAGAACTTTATTACGCCTTCTGCCTACCCTCGGGAATAATTTGGGCTAATACGGATAAAGTAAAAGAGGCCTACCGGGTATCCGAAAACCAGGGGGTTTGGCCGGATGGCAAGGTGTATCGCAGACTCGCTCTATGAGATTCCCGCGACCTTGCCTAAAGTGCCAGAAGCTCCATACCGACCCCGGAGACTACTGTAAAGAATGCCGCTCTACCTACGAGAGGGAGAGGGAACGCCGCCGCTCGCGAGACCCTATAAGGCAGGCAAAGAAAAGAAATCTTTATTCTTCGGCTTATAAGGCAGCTAGGGAGATTATCAAAGCTAACGCTACTCACTGCCACTTATGTAAAGAACCCTTTACCGACCGCTCGCAAATAACCGCAGACCACCTAATACCCGGAGATCCGGCATCCCCCCTAGCGCCAGCGCACCTCCGCTGTAATTCCGCCCGGGGAAACCGCCCGCTAAATAGCTAGCGGATTCACGAAAAAATAAAACAAAACCCGATACCCCATCCGGTCTTGCGCGGGGGAGGGGTAAAACATAGCAAAAACGGCTGCAGCAATAC